AAGACTAAGCGGTGTTTCTATATCCTCACCACATGCCTGACAAGCCTTCTTCACCTCCCCAAGGCGTGGGCCTGGGTTATTTTCTACAATCTCTGCAATAAGCTTTTCTCTATCAGCCATTCCTAAGTTAAGGACTAAAGAATTTCCTGTAGAAATTTTGCCGCCAATTGATTGGACGCATCCAGCCAAAAGCACTGTTCCAAGCTCTGCCGTTGTTTTATCCAATCCTTCTACTAGCTGCTTTTGTGTAGCGCCATTAGGAAGGGCTAGAACAACGTCTCCAGCTTTGGTTTTAGTGGACCAAGTTCTGTCTTGAACTGGGTTATTTAATTCTTTAGTAGGGATGTCTTTTGATAGGTCAATCTCAAAAGTTTGGTCAGCACCACAGGTACAAATTGCACGGTATTCAACAAGGTCACCAAAAGTTGCCTGTCGAATAGCTAACAAAAGAGCATCCCTATCTCCAGATAACATGTCATCTAAAGTGTGTTTACCAATAGGCTCTTCTCCAATAGAAACCACTCCTCTTTGAAGAATCGTTGTTAAAGACTTTCCTAGAGAACCAGCACGAGAAATAGCTTCCTCATCGGCCCCAGTAAGCTCCCTTACTTCAGCAACTTTTGCAAGCATTCCTCCTGGAGAGATATACCCCCCAGGAAGGACTACTTCGTTATCAGAAGGCGCTACTGTTGTTACCTCTACAGGTTCTTCCTTAAGCGCCTCTGAAATTGCTGCGGATACTAACTTTGGGTCTGAACTAAGTGTTGTCACGATTTATGCTCCTTGTTTGGGTATTAATTAACTGGTGTAGTAGCGTTGCCAACAAATCCTGCAGAAAGACCCTCATGTACAAGTGTCATCTGTTCAAACAAGATGTTGTTATCCCCAGCGTTTAGGTCTGAGTATTGTAGCGTTGTAATCCATGCATTGTGAAGTTTGAAATGCATCTTTGCATTTGACACCATATCTGTATTATCTGCAATAACAGCTGGGTGGTCTAGAACGTAGATATCAACATTGCATCGAAAATCTTGTCCAGAAGTAAGCGCAACTCCTTCACCAGATGCTGCAGCAAATAGCTGACGCATCCAAATAAGTCCTTGAGTATTTGATGTCAAAGTTCCACGCTGTAAAGTTACAGGTGAAAAGGTTGTCATCCCAGGAATCTGGTGAATAGTGGTGTTGTAGCCACCTTCACGGTAAGGAATTGATTGTGTATTAATAGCCAAACCAGTAATGCTAGTAAAACCACCTTTTATAGTAGTAATAGCATCATTAGCTGTGGTTGGAGCTACATCCGTAGGTCCATTTGTAGTACCGTGAAACTCTACGTAAAATTTAAAGTTACGTAGTGGGTCTGTCGCAATGGACGAGAACCGTTGGATATTTGTTGCCATTTATTGGGCTCCTTACGCCACTGTGACGGTCACGCCGCCATCGAACTGACCGATATTGATTACTACAAACTCAGCTGGACGCTGTAGTGCTACGCCTACCTGAATATTAACTTGACCAGCCTCTACTGTTGCAAGAGTGTTGTTGGTTGTATCGCAAAGAACAAAGAATGCTTGTTCTGGGGATGCTCCACGGAGTCCGCCCTGCTTCCAGAAGTTATTTAAGAAGTTAGTCAATGTTGCACTAATGCGGCGGTATAGAACAGTGTCATTTGGCTCAAAGATGGCAAAGTTGGTAAGGTCTACCAAAGCCTTTTCTAAGTAAATAAGTGAACGACGAACTGGCACATACATAGATGCGTAACCAGCTTGAAGTGTACGTGCTCCCATAACTACAATTCCAGAGCCATTGATATAGCGAATGGCGTTTACTGGAGCAGCAGCCGAGTTAAGGGCGTCAAGGTTAGCGTTTGTAAGTGCGGGAACTGCTACAGCTCCACCAATACGAACACCAAGACCAGCAGGGGCTTTAAAGACTCCGCGTGACTTATCGGTTGCTACATATTTTCCAACAATTGCTCCACCTGGGTTGGCAGCTGCAATGACTGTTCCTGGAGTTGCATTTGTTGGGTCGTTGATTGTAATTGGTGGGTAGTAAACGGCACCAAATGATGTTTGAGTATATGCAGCTGCCAGAGTTAACTGCGCAGAAACGGTATCATTGATTGGGTCAATAACTACAAAGACATCTGTGCGGTTTAACGCATATGAAAGAAGAGTATTTACAGCAGTAGAGCTCGTTACTCCTGGTGCGTTAAGAACAAGAGACTGAAGAACAGAGTCAAACGCGCTAACACCAGTAGCAATATCCGTGTCAGCAGGAACTGTTCCATCTGCTCCTGAAGCAAGGGACTGATTTGAAATTGTTGAAGGGTTACGAGTAACTCCTGTGGAAGATGAACCTGCATCTAAAGCTACAAGATATGCAGACTGTGAGTTGATAACAGAGATGGCATAACGCGCATCAGTTGCTGTCATAGAAAGGGTTGTGAAAGTCTCAACTTTGTATGATGCAGTTGTTCCACCGCTGTATACGATAAGGTCAAAGTATCCTGTTGCTCCTGGTGAATCTTGAACGGTAACGTTAATTCCGTTACCCCAAATTCCTGGGTTAGCAGCAGATAGTGTTAGGGTGTTTGCAGGTGAAACAGCGCGGTCTTGTAGAGAGCGTGTTGCTGCAGCAGGTGAGCCTTTTGTTACGCGTTGTACGTAGGCTTGGCTTCCTCCATTAGCAAAGTATAAAAATACCGCAATTGCAAGAGCATTATTAGTGCCCCAACTGCCGTACTTATTGATGTACTCACTCCATGAGTTAACAAGTGTTGGTGTAAGAGGTCCACGAGCATTAGCGCCGATAAAAGCAGCTACAGATGTGGAGTTAGCACCAACGATAGGAGCTACTGGATTCAGGGTTTCCTGAACGTATACTCCTGGACGTAGATATGAAGGCATTCTTAATCTCCTTAGGTTAGGTGTGGAACAGGTGTTAATCCAGCTGGTATATTCGTAGTAACCCGATTAATTTTGACAGTTTGTACGGTGTGTAGGGCGTTGTTAGCATCGACAGGCGTCATTTCGCTAACAATTCTTACTGTGTAAACAGCCCGAAATAGGCGTCTACCATCCTCAATTTGGTCTCTTTTTAGAAACCCATCGAGAAACATATGGCGATATGCGCTCTCTGTATTAAGCGCGTTAGGCATTGGAAGACTTCCATATTGACTTGGAAACCTTTGTTGCATTTGAAAGAGCATTGCCCTGTCATGTCTAGGATGACGAGAGTAGGTTGTAATTTGATAAACAAGGTCATAAGGAACAGGCATCTGATACCTGTACACAACCCCTGCTTGAGGAGCAACAGTTCCTCTATTATCACTGTCATACATAATGCCAGAATTTTGGCGCTCATATGCAGGTAGTATGTCTAATAGCTCAACAACTACATAAGGGTAGGACTGTGTGCGAACTTCAACATCAGGATACCCAAACCATACCTTTACAGGACGAACTGGTGCTTTTTCATCAGCAACCGTCATTCCCTGTAGGTAGTTCTTAAGTGCAGCATCTTCAGCAAGAATAAAACTCAATTAAAAGCCCCCAATTCTGAGGCTACATCTTCAAAGGCTGACTCAAAAATATCATCTAAACCATCTGTATGGTTGCGAATAAACCGTCTAATTACTGGATTTGGCGCCTCTTCATTATTTCCATATTCAAGGTTTTCAACTTGTTCAGAGATGTTATCTGGATAAGCTAGGTAGAGGTCACCATTTTGTTCTTCTACAGTCATTTGAAATACAACATCTGCAGGCCATCCAGCGTTAAGAGCCTCTTGACGAAAGTCTGGGGTAAGGCGCTCCGCTGCTTGTTTAAGGGCTTGTGCTGCAATTTTTTCAGTGTTCATCGGCGCAATAACCGCCAGAGAGCTGCTGCGAGAATACCTGTTGCCAGTCTATGCGTATCAGGGGCAGATGAAAATGCGCCTTTAGCAAACTCTTTTTCAGAGGGCTTATCGATTTCAGCCATGGCAAACTCCAAGGGTATTTCGCAAGGGTAAATCAAACCTCGCATGAGGTTCCCTTAAAGTATAAAGGGCCCCCTATTTCTAGGAGGCCCTAACTACTAATTACTTTTACTTCTTAACCTTCTTGGCAAGTGCTTTATCCATCTTGGCATCAGCCTTAGGAGATGGCTTCTTTGCATCCATCTTCTTATCATCCTTTTCAAAGGCAGACTTCTGCTTAGGGCTCATGCCCTTCATTACCTTGGCATCTTGCTTCTTATCTTTTGCTCCAGCACATGTAGGGCAGGTGCACTTGCACCCAGCCGCTGGCTTTCCTGGCTTACAGCCACAACCACATTTAGCGCAAATTTTATTTACCTGCTTTCTTGTTACGTAGGGCAGCCAAATCATCGGCGCCAATTTTCTTTGGGTTTCCTGCTACCTTAGCAATTTTTTGTTGCTTAGGAGAGAGCTTCTTAGCGCCTTTCTTACAGGCACCCTTACAGTTTGGCTTTGAACAGCCACAACCACATGATTTACACATTACATGCCCTTCTTTTTAGGTTTTGAAGCCTTCTTTGATATTGCAATTGCTGCTTGTTG